GCTTTGTAAAATGCTTTAGCAGAATCCCAATGTTTTTTATGCGTTAGTTCATGAACCATGGTATCTTTAATGTTTTGAGCAGCAAAATAATTATCAGATAGAACTTTAGCAAATTCTATTTCCGAATGAAGAGCATCACTCACAAATAGAATATCCTGTTTGTAATCATACCCAGCAAAACCAGGAAGCCTTGATTTTTTCAAAAAAACAACTGTTGGGATTGAAAAATCATTTAATTCCATAAGGCTTGATTGGACATTGAAAACAGTATCTCTCATTTTCTTGGTGTTATCTTGCACCCAAAAATCAAGAACCGTTCTATTCAATTTCTTTGTTTTAACTCTGACATCATTTCCTACTACGAAAGCGCGTTGCTTAGCCATTAAGTCCATTTCAGCATGTAAAAACTCTTCATCTCTACCTAATCGCTTTGAATCTTTCCTAAAATGCGGAACCGTCGTGCATCTACAGTTAGGATGAAATGGTGGTGCGTTCAATGCTGGAACCATCTCTGACACTTTGAAGATTTTCCCGTTGAACGGTTGGCAAATCGGACACGCTTTTAATTCAGTCATAACCTCATACTCTTCAACATCATTGGTTTCATAGTTCGATTTCTGAGCCTCTGAATATACCCTCGCTGATTCGGTTACTGCTAACCGTCTAGCATATCCATAGGAAACATCAAACTCTTTTTTTAGACTGTTAATCAGAACGTTTGTGCCTTTACCTCTTAAAACAGTATCAGCAACTCCTTTTTTAACAATGTTTCTTAATTCGTTCTGTCTTTCCCAAACTCTAGACGACCACGTTGCATTGTTGAAATTGGCATACACGATAGAGTCAGCAGATATTTTTGAAGATTCAAAACTTCCGAGTGTCATATTCAAGACACCAGCACTAAATAGATTCTCACGTCTGAACGATTCCACCAAGTGTCTATCAATGATTTCAAACTCACTCAATGCTAAATCATACTGATGAAGCTTGATATTTGCTTGCAACACTTCTAAACGACTTGTTTTCATCTTCAAGTTATACAATCTCATCAAGTCATTTTCCGCTCTTGTGAAATCATCGCTTGTTACTTTCTGACCACGCTCTCTCAAACGATTAGCGCGCTCAACTAACTGCCTAGCTTTAAACTCGACATTTACCATGTCAAGCTTATCCGCACGTTGCTTAGCTTCTAACTTCGTGATGCCTTCTTTATCAGCATACATTTGCCAAAAACTATCGATTTCTTTTTGAATGTTGTTAGCGTGTTGTTGATAGACTCCCTGCAATTGATAAGCTACTCTCTTATCCGCTAGCTCTCTTGCTTTTTCCTCAGCTCGATATCTATCTTCCCAGTATTCGTTATTTAACATCGGCTATAACCTTCTCACTCTCGCTCAACTCAGCGTCTGAGTAGATTTTTTGTTTTTCCAAACGAGTCTCAAGGTCGCCCATCGCCTCTTCCTCTTTTTCCATTCTTTGAATTTCTTTCTGCGGATCATCAATGATAGATAGCACAGACAACTTAGTTTCCTCAGATACTTGTCCAGATAATTGTCCTACAATCTGTGCCTCTTCAAGAATGTTTCGTGGCACGTTTCTAGTAAATGAGTATGACAATCCTGTCCATGCGTCCTCGTAAACAGTAGTTAATGGAACACTAAATACAATTTGATACAAACGGTTAAATGCGGATTGCATCTTTCTGTCTTTCATTCGAGCAAGATTATCCATAGCCTGTAATTTGAAAGCTAAAGCCGTTCCAGACGAGTTACCAAACTCAGACTCAGACATATTCGCCACCATTGAGATTGCGAAAATAGACTCCTTAAGTAAACTAATTAAATTCTCTTGCGTTGTATCAGAACTTGGTTTTTCAAGGAAAGCAACTTCTGGCAAAGCACCATCGCCATTCTTCCATAGATTGAAAATCCTATTTTCCCTGATTTGACTAGCGTCTTCTTCTTGTAACTCGACTCCTAACACCTTCAAGTAAGCGTCCGCGAAATAATCTACATCATTCGCTTTCTCGCTTGCTGCTTTATTTAAAGCATTAATCAAAGTCTTGACACTTTCGAAAATACATTGTCGCTCTTCATTTTCAATCAATTCAACAACTGGGATTGAGTTGTAAATGTGTTGAGTACGTTCGCCAAATCTAACCGCACCACCAGTTGTAAATGTAGCATCAATCAATTCCTCGTTTGTGATAACTTGACCGACTCCTGTTTGATTGCTCTCATTAAACGTATATCGAACGGCAAATAATGGTCTTTCCTCAATACTGTTATCATGGACGATAAACATATTAATCGGACTATTGTATGTCGCTCTAGTTCGTTTATACTCGTCTTGATACACATAAATAAAAGCATGTCCGAACACGCTTGACATTTTCGCAAGCTCGAACTCTGAGTCTTCCATGTCGTTAATCTTACGAAAATCTGAGACAAACTCGTTCACGTTCTCGTCCTCATGTTTGATTTTAACTGGAACACCAATTTGATAGCCTGTAAACGTATCGACAATGTACTTCGCATAATTAAACACCAATCGATTGTCGGGTTTCCAGCTGTCTTTTTTTGCCATTTTCAAAACTTCGTGCTGAGAGAGATACATATCCTCGCTTTCAACATAATTCTTAACTAGCTTACTCATGTGTAGCCTAACTGCTTCAGTAACGACTTCTTCAGTCACTACATCGCTTGTTGTTGTTATGACTTTCCGTTTATTAACAAAAACTTTTGCCAATTTTTAAAAACCTCCTTTAAATAGTTTGATGTTTGATTTATATATTCTGTCTTGCAAAGCGTATCTAATCGCATCGATGCAGTGGTTATAGCTATCTACTGGCTCATTGATGTACTCATTTGTCTTTCTGTCTTTCTTCCAAGTGTAATTTTCAAGTTCTTCAATCAGCTTCACGCATCTTTCATCAACAATCCAATCGTACTGTAAGAGATACTGAATACCTTGCATGACTGACCCAGGACCTTTCTGCACATCAACAACCCTAGGAATACCAAGATTTCGCAATTCTTGATTCGATTTCTTTTCAGCGCTATCTGCTCGTATCTGCTCTTTGGCATACCCGAGAGCCTTGATACTTTCAGCAATCTTGTCATTCGTCAATCCTTTTTTTACAAACTCCTCAACAGCGTATAAGCGCTTGTTAGCATCGTCTATCCTTACATGAAGCAATGCTGACGGATCATTGATAAAACCATAGTCAAGACCAAAATAAGCCGGCAGATGCGCCAGTTCGTCTTTATTAAGCAGACGTTTCTCATACTTTTGAAAAACTAGCTTGTCTAATGTCGCAAACTCACCTAAAGCGTAAATCTTGTAGTACGCTTCGTTTCTGTTGGCTAGTTCCTCGATATTCTCTTTAGTTAAGTCGTCCAAGAAACGATTATCTTTATACGTCGTTTGATAAACCACTGTATTCTTAGGACTCCTCACGAAAAAAGCATTATATACCCAGTTAGCTTTGGATACCGGGTTAAACATCAAATAGATTTGTTTTTGTTTATGCACTTTATCCCTTAAACGCAACGTTAGCTGTGTGTAATCATCAAGGGTAAACTCAGACGCTTCTTCCATTACCACGTCGGAAATGCCTTTGATAGACTTAATTTTCTCTGGGTTATCCATCCCTTTGAAAATCAACTCCGCCCCATTCGGTAATTCAATACGAAAGGCACTCATGTTAACCTTGCACAAATTAAGTATCCCAAAATAAGATAATGTCGCTTGAACATCCGCAAACACTGAGTCACGTACCGTAGAAGCAACCTTACGCAACACTAATATTTTTCGTGGTTTGTTCCATGATTTGAGCGCTTTAAGAATTATCTTTTGAAACACTCCATGGCTTTTACCAGACGAAGCCCCTCCGTAATGCACCTCTGTGAAGGTGTCGTAGTCAAATAGATGTTCGTAGATATGCTTATTAAAAACACGATTAGGACGATCGATGATGATGTTGATTTTCGGATTAGTCTTCGTCGTCATCCCAATCCCCTACTTTGATGTCGATATTCTTTTGAGTGATTTCTTGCCTATCCACGAACAAACCGTAACGCTTGCCAAGGTCAACCGCTGCACTCTTTCTCGTGGACACATTCGGTTTAGCATCCATGACTTTTTGATATCCGTCACCGTCAAGAACCAATAAAGGCTCTGTGATTTCACCACGCATGACTGCCGTTAAAAACTCGAGCACTTCTTGCTGATCTGCGACACGTTCAGACTTTAACTTTTCTAGTTGTTCATCTATATAGGCTTTTATGTTAGCTTTTGCAAGCAATCGACTTCCATTCGCTCTTGCGACATCATCGTTCTTAACATTCGGATAAGCCTTTTTATAAGCCTGAGTAGCATTCAAGCTGATGATGTACTCATCGGCAAAAATCTTTTGTTTTTCGGTCATCCCCATTTTCCATCACCTCATTTCATTGCATACAAAAACCCCTCAAGCCGAAGGACTTGAGAGGAAAAAAATAAAGGATTCTAAACCACGAGAAAAGAATATCTCTTTCCACATCTTTTCACATCATAACTATATCATAGATTCATTAGTACTGTTCGGTACAGAGTCATCTTTTTTAGTACACCTTTCGATTTTTTTAACAGCTTCATCATGAAGAATGAATAGTGTAGTTTTAGAGATTTGTAATTCTTCAGCAATCTCATCCCAATTCTTAGAAGAAATGTATTTCATCCAAATGATGGTTCGTTCTTTAGAATCGTCCAATTGTTCAATTGCTTTAATCAGTTGATATTTCAAATCAATCAAGTTATCCACCCTTTGGTCGATGTACTCACTCAAGCTAATCAATTTGACGTAAGCATCGTCTTTAAGTCCTACTTTCGACTCTTGCACATTCACTTCTTTTAGAGAAGGAGATTTTAAGAAAGAATTTTTTAAACGATCTAACTCTTCTATTTTTGTTTTTATTTCCAAATCGATTAAGCGAATTTGCTTCAATTGATGTTTAATTCCCATTTTTCACATCCTCTCTAATCCGTTTCATTAAGGTTGACCCAAATTCTTCTGTATTCGATAAATAGTCAAAATACTGACTGAGAAAGAACCGCTCACAATCCGTTTTTACATTCCACGCTTCTCGATGGTGCCTGTTTCTAAAATGTTTCTCTTTTAGATTCCAATCTGATTTTACAATCCCTTTATGAAGCAAGTATCTTAAAGCTGTTTTGTAATCTTCAACAGCTCTTTCAATGATTCCAGCACATATTCCGTAATAACCTCTACTGTCCATTATTCACCTCACAATAGAGCTTCTAACTTATCGATTTGAAAACCGCTCCAGGATTTAGAATTGTCGCTAATTTCGTCATCGATAGCCACTACCGGAAGAGTTTGCCATCCATAATGACTCAATAACTCCAATGCGCCTGGATTTGCCTCGATGTCTATTGTTTCAAAAGGAATCTTGTTCTTAGTAAGATAGATTTTTGTCATTTCGCATTGCATGCAATTTGGT